GTATCTATCATTGTTTTAGCTATTTTTGTTTTAGCATCACGGTCATAACCATTTGTTTGAGCTTGGTAAAGTTTATTTTGAAAATCAATAACAGAATTACCGCCAATCACACTACTTTCAGTTTGTGCTTTTTCTGTTTGTATTTTTTGATTTAATAAGTTTTTCTCTGTATCTATTTTACTAATTTGGGCTGTTCTTACTTCTATATCTTTTTGAGCAACAACTATTTGTTGAGTAAGCATCTCAATATCTTTTTGAACTTTATTAATTTGCTTATCTAACATACTAATTTCTTTTGCTTCTTTAGCAACTTGTTGATCTAGTAAATTACCTTTTTTAGCTATTAAAGGTAGTTCAGCTTTAAGTATATTAATTTCTTCAATGCATTTACTATTTTCACATACTAAATTTAATATTTGTTGATTAACTAATTCTGTGTCTTTTTTAGCTTTTTTAATTTGCTCATCAAGTAATAACTGTTTATCTTTTTCTAATAAAAAATGTACCCCTGTTTGCATAACTTGCTGCATAGCAGCAAGATACACTTTAGAATAATCATTACCTGTAATTCTTTTACAATTAAATTCTCGCTCTAAATGAGCAGAAGCTGCTTTCATTAAACTATCAAATACACCAGTACCTTCAATAGTAGTTGATGTTAGTTGAGGTAAAGTTACTGCTGGCATATTAAGATCTCAAATATTTATATAAAAATTAAGTAACTTTGCCGCTCGCCATTAATTGACGTTGTTTAAGTTCCTTTATTTCATCTTCAGTTAAAGGATCTAGTACATCTATTGCATAAGCAGGAACTAGGCGTCCTCTTTTAACTTTTCCACCACCTGGCATAGCAACTTCTGAAAATGTTTGAAATTTACGTTGTTCTATCATATTAAAAATAATTTTTGGTACATGCCAATCAGTAGCAAAAGGAACAAATTTTTTAACTGTACCAACAATACTATTGCCAGCACAAAAAATTTCGCCAGTATATTCTTTTTTACTTGGGTCCATAGCAGTAACTCGGAGTCTAACTAAAGATAAAGCTTCTTCTCTTGCTTTAGTATTAGCATCTTTACTTTGAACAATATCTTTAAGTCTTTTTTCATTATGTTCAATTTCAACATCCGGTTTATCTGTTTCTTTATCTAATTCTAAAAGAAATAGATTAATTCGTTCACGTAATGTTTCTAGTCCAATATTAGGATGAAATTTTAATCCATAATTTGTAGCTTCATTTTTAAGTATCTCTAATTGTTGATCTTCAGATATTTCTGATGATTCAGTTGATACTTGATTTTCTTGATTTACTGAATTTTCATTTATAATAGGTTCATTAACAGATCCATTAGTAATTTCATTATCATTTTCAGTATTCATAAATTTTTTTCCCGTTTTTATGGGGATGAAAATCATCCCCATAAAGTTATTTTATTAAAATATTAAATTTTTGCAGATGTATACTGTACAGCTAAACGTTCACCACGTAAAAGCATAAATCCGTAATACCATTTAATAGACATAAAGCCAACTTCACCATAAGGATCATTACGATCAGCTACAGAACGCCCTGGCTTTTTATGATAAATTTTAAATTTAACTACCTTACCTGAAGTTTGAAATCCTATAGTGGTAAAAGAACCACTACCAACTACAACCATAGGAAATACATCAAGATTCGTTCCATCTCCATAGTAAGTAGCATCAGCAGACGCACCACCTGCGGCAGCGTAATGCAGCATTTCAGGTACAACAACAATACGAAAGTAACCACAAGTACCAATTTCACCATTTAAAATAGTGTTATTGTTAGCAGCATATTGATGTACAGGAATAAAAGCACGTTCACCATGCAAATCGACCATCGCTTCAAACATAGGTTGAAGTTCTGAGCCAATATACATAACTCTCGCACCAGGAATGGTTTTCGTATCAATCATACGAGTACCATCCATAAGCTTAGTTCCCATTGGGGTACGATTAGTATTAAGATCGAGATGTAATTTCAATAAATCATTATACGTTACAAGTGTTGTATCTACAGTTGCAATTGATGTTGCAGCTCCAGGGTATTTAACTACACCTGCATTTTCAATCAAATCAATCTGGAGCATATCTTCTGTAATCTCATTAGCACCGTAAATCATTTCTCGATTGATGTGCATCATAAGTTCAGAATCAGAATCAAAATCCATTGATTCTTGCGTGTACTCATCAAAGAAACCAAATTTTTCTATAGAACCTTCAATTTCTTTACGTTTAAATCCGACACGATTTACACGTCCACCTGTCTCAGACAAAACAGGAAATTTACCGGGGATAGTACCAATATCTTTACTAGATCCGTAAAGATTACCATCAGCAATAGCTACACCTGTTGCATCTATACCTTGATCATTAACATTTTCATCATCAAGTAGCGGTATATAATGATACCGTTTAATTGTTTTACCATAATGCTTAGGCATAGCAGTAGAATCAGCTAAAGGCTGAAAGTACTGCTCTTTTTTAGCTTCAATTAATGCTTTCTTTTGATAAAAGAAATCATTCATTTGGTAACCGATTTGTGACGGCGTACCGGGAGGTGCTTTATATTCGCGAGCCATAATCTTTCCTAAATAATTAAATAATGCCTAATTATAAATTTCCGAATTGTTTTTCAAATTCTTCATCAGACATTTCTAAAGGGTTATAATCTTTTAAATTAGTTTTCTTTACTGGTGTTGATCTAGTTGTAGTAGCTTCTTGACGCTTCTTATCACGTTCAGCATCTGATTTCATTTCAGCAGGTTTTATTTCTTTTTCGATAACAGGTTTTTTCTGTTCGAATAAATGGTTAAATCCTCCTCTACTTTGAATTTCATCGCCTATTTTTTGATAAGCATCTAAATCACTTACACCCGTTAAATTACCTAATGCACGCTGTTTTTGAACTTCAGAGTTGATAACGTCATATATGCCATTATTCATATGGTCATTAACAGATTCAAGTACTTGAGGTTCATTAGCTATTGCTGCTTTACTACGTTCGTCCCATTGATTACCACAAACATCGATCGTTTTTTGATACGTATCTGTATGTTCTATTTTACTTAGAACTTCCGTTAACGCCATTTCTTGATCAGTTATGTGTCGTTCTGTAGGACTATAATTTTTAGCGGCTGTTTCATTTTCTTCTGCTAATGAATCATGACCACTATCTTGAATAAGTTTACTAATTGCATCTGGTTTTTTATTGTGCAGATCAATTAAGTAATTAATATCTTCTGGTTTAGTAATGCCATTATTTTCTAGCATACGTAATGTTTTCAAATGGGGACTTAAGCCTTGCATTTTTTTATTGTAATTAGCTCCCATTTGCATAAGTTGTATGGCTTCAGCAGCATTACTGACTTGCATTTCAACACCATTAGCTTTAAACGGCGCTAAAATTTTGTTATATTCTTCTAATGAATTTTTAATAGAATCATCTGATTCAGATTCTTCTTTAGGTTCTTTTTCAGATTTTTCTTTTGTAGTTTCTTCACTATCTGTATCTTTTTCTTTTTCTGATTCTGAAGCCTTTTCTGAAATCCCCTTTTCAACTACTTCGGAATCAGATTCTTTTTCAGAATCTTCATCATCAGGTTTTTCAAACTCTGAATCTTCATCTTTTTCTAATTCTTTTTCAGAATCTAAAGTAATTTCTTCTTCTTTTTCTTCTTCAGTTTCATCTTTAAGAGACTCAGATAAAGTTTCTTCTTCAGTTTCAGATTCTTCAGTATCAGTTGATTCTTCTTCATCTTTTTCTTCTTCAGAATCAAATTTAGGTTCATCTTCAGAACTAGTTGTATCTAGTTGTGGAGGTTCAACCATATTAATAAAATCTTCATCAGACATATTAATTAATTCAGATTCGGTCATAGCAGAATTATTAGCCATTATTGATTGTCCTCAACATCTATTTCTGAACGAATTAAATCAATTTCATCATTCCCTGCTTTTAATGTTTGTTTTGCCATATCTGCGGATTTAAATTGCATATTAAAATAATTAATTAGTGAACCTATAGCATCAATATCTTTTAAGATCATTTTCTGAGTTTTTTCATCTTGCATAACATCGCTATAAATAGCTTTACTATGAACTAAACGAATTGCTTCCTTTTTTAAATAACCCTCTTCAATGACTTTAATAAAATCAGGATTCTTTTGAAGACGTTCTAACGCTTCAGCAAAAGCTATTTGTTCTTTCGCTTCTTTTAAGGTAATTGAAATTTCTTCAATTGAATCATCTGTATTCATAATAATTTAATTCCTCTTAGTTAATTAACTGTTTTATTACGACGTTCTTTACGGCTATCTACATAATCTTTAATTAAAGCATCTTCCATTTTATTTTTATGTTTCTGTTGTTCTGAAGAAGTGTTTAATTTATTTTTAACCATTTCAAGCTCTATATTGCCCCTAGCTTGAGCTTTTTGTTTTTCCATCTCACGTTCATGAGTTGTACCAGTTTCTGTTTCAACAAAATCAAGAGCTGAGCGATTAGTAAGAGCAGCCAATTGTGCAGCTTTCGCTTGTTCTGTCCCAATTTTAGCTTGGTCTAATTGAGCTTCAGCAGTATTTTCAGAAACTTTACTTTGAATTTCAGCTATTTCAGCTTTCAATTTTTCAATTTCTAATTTTTGAATTTCTAATTGTACAGGATCAGGTTGTGGTTCAAATTCTGAAATAGCTTTTGCTAAATGTGGCATCTTTCTTAAGGTTGCAACTTCATTCAAAATAATTTTAGTAATACCAATGTCCATAGTATTACCTAATGTTTGTAGTAAAAACCCTAGTTCTTCTGCTTTAGCATTATCTTCTTCCGCTGTAGAAATAGTTAATTTAATATCGAAACGTCCTGCTAGTTCGTGCCTTCTAACTTGGACAAATTCATCATTAGTAATACGAATAACTTCTGTTTCAGATAAAAATTCACCGTTCATAGCTGTGATTTTTTTACCTATTTCAATAATTCCTGTTGAGATACGCCGTAATATTCCTAATTCACGTTTACTAGATGCGTCTAAAACACCTCGTACAGCAGTTGCTACATCACCTAGTGCTTCTCCAGAAAGACCTCCTGCAAAAGCTTTAACGCCCGTTAAAGATTCTGCTTCTTGATTCTGTATTTGAATCATATCTAATGCTGATTGAGGGATATCAGGATATTCATGCATATGGAGACCTGCACTAGGGGGAATACTAGGATTAAATTTATAATCTGCACCGCGTTCAAATTTATTTTGATTAGTTGCATCAAGAAATCCTTGAGCTATGCCGGTTTGGCTATTAGCCGATCGACCCATTAGATCAATCATACCTCTGGTTACAGCACCAATAATTTGTTGATTATCATCTAACAATGCACCATCGGGTTCACCATAAATAGATTTACGGACAGGTAAATAAGATACAACAGTAAAAGGTACTTTTTTATCGGGAAAAGGGTTTTTACCCATTCTAACTATAGTTTTACCTACCCAAGCTATTACGATAGGTTCTAATTTTTTATTACCATTAATATCCCAAAAACCCCAATATTCTTTTACAACAAATTTTCTACGCGCTTTATCTTTAAAATTAAAATCTGAAACACCTGTACTTGAATCAAAATCAGGTTCACTAATAAAGTCATTATCTTCATTAATAATATTTTCTAAATTTTTATAGCGCTCATCTTTTTTTAATTCAGCGTAAGAAGATTCAAATTCATAAATTACAAAATTAGCTTTATCAATATCACCTAAGCAAGTAGGATCAATAAGTACATTATTAATATTACAAATTTCAACAGTAGGCCCATTTTCAATAATAACTTCTTTATCAACTATTTTTGTTTTACCATTAAGAATAGGTCTAAGTGATGCTCCTGCTTCAATAGATGCTTCTAAAGCAGCTTTAAGTTCATAAGGAACATCTGTATGGAATTTATTGGGGTTAGATGATTTTAATTCTAATACTTCATCAAGAGTGGGTTGGAAACTAGGATCTACAATAACATTAAATAAAGGAACTTCTTCTTGTACAGTATCTTTTTCAAATTTCCAACCTGTACGAATAATAACAGTACCTTCTTCTACTGCTGCTCTTATATATTCATCAATAAAAGCATTTTTTTTAATATCAGCTCTAAATTGATGATTTAATAATAAAGAGTTTTGTTTTGCAGATTCTTTATCTTCCCAAGTAGCAGGATCAGCATCAAATAAATTATCAGTACTTAAAAAAGGTTCAGACAAAGCAGCATAGCGCCATTCTGCCTGTTTACGAATTAATTTAGGAACAACTGAAGAACGATTATTAGCTGTTTTAACTTTAGCTTTGCCTTCTACATTTAAATTATCTAACCATGTATTAATTTTAGTAAGCTGAACTTGTTGATGTTCTTGCGCACTACGATAATCTGATTCTAATTCACTTAGAGAAGGCGCATTTTGCCAATTTACAGAAATTTCTCCTACTGTATTTGTATTAGATGTATTTTCAGAATTAGCGACAGATTCCATCAATTATTAACTCATAAGAAGTATTTAACATCGCTATAATAATAAATTTTGCCGAATAATTCAGATTTAACATTTTTTAGGTATTGAATTTAGAAATATTTTTAAAGGTTTAGTTACTCTGGACTGCGTTATCTATGTAATATGCCTAAAATTTAATGCCTCGTGCGCTAAGCGCGGGTGTCGCACCGCTCGCTGAGCGTTGCGTATACCGCGCTGTAAATCTAAAATACAAAATTGAATTTATTAATCTGGAGTAATCTAGATAAAACCTTTTTGATTGAACCGATCGTCATAACCAATATTATCAATTTCTAAGTTTTCAATTTTTAATCGATTTACTTCATGTTCATATTTAGCGTAATACGAGTTACCTGCATGAAATTCATTAGTCATTCCAATTGGGTTCATAATTCGACTAGCTACATAATAAAGCAGGGCTTGCAGATGACTTTCAGGTAAATCTATATCCGTATTTCCAGATGTTTGAATATCGTGATGATCTGAACGATATACAACATTCAGTACAGGGTATTCATTTACACTAAGTAATCTAGTAGGGAGTCCTTGAGAACCTTCCGTAGCCTTTATTAAGCTCTGTTTGATAGGTTTACCTGTATAAGGTGATAAACCATCAGTAGGTACATAATCAGGCCCATAAGGGAATCCATAGTCATTACCAGAAGACCCTAAAGTTGCTTGACGTAAAGGTACTACATTATCAGGTACAGGTATTTCATGTTCGTTATAGCTCCAAAGCGCAGGCGGTAATACTATAGTGTTTTTATTAGGTGTCCTGATGCTACAAGGATCATCACGTAAATTAAGTTCTCACATTTTGACTTAATGCATATTCTGATTTTATTTCATATTTATTTATTCCGGGTTGAAGTTGTAATTCAAATTCCCGCTCAAGTAAACAAAAACGAGTATATAAAGCAGTTAAACCTAATTGAATATTACTAATTAAAACGTCACGGTCACATTCACTAATGCATTTGGCATCTTCACAATTAATTTGATTACCACCAATAGCAATCTGTGATAACTCACCATAAGTTAAATGATTTAAAACAGTATCTAAATCCACTGTGGTACTCCTAATGTATATAAGAACTTAAAGTATCAGATTCTATATCAAAATCTTCTAAATGCCATAACCCATTATCACTTTTTTCTAGTCTAACTTGTAAACTAGGTTTCCAAGGTGTGAGGCTACCTAACATAGATATAGTATCGATAAAATCATCATGTTTACTTTTAATGCCAAATTTAGAAACTAAACTCAATTCATCCATAGCTTCAACTATAGGATAAGTGTGTTTTAAATCTTCAGGAAAAAACATCTTTTTTGCTTTGAATACTGGAGCCATAATATTAAATCGTTCTAATTTTTGTGTTACTGGTCTAATACCAGGATCACCTTCATTATTTTCACTTGCTAAAGTAAAATATATATTACGTGTCAACATCTCTTTTTGTAACCAAGGAATCAGAGCTGCTTGTTGTCCTGATATTTCAAGACCTACTTGTTGTGGTTGCCATAATTGAACTAACCTAAATAAATCATCGATATTTTTATCCATTAATTGCCTTTTACAAATACCATCTATCCAATACCAATTACCTGAATTATCATAAGCCCAAACAGAAATAACTGAATAATCTGCTGCTTCTTTTTCACTAGTTGCAAAATCTGTTGTAATATAAAAATTAAAACTTGATTTATTATTAATTAGTGTTTTAGATAAATACCACATAATATCTTTATCTAAAATTAAACGCTCTTCATTAGACATAATACGTAACATCAATTCTTGATTAAATGTATCAATTTTTCCTAATGCCATAGCAATACGATATTGTTCTTTGACATAGGAATATGGAAATCGATCTGGCCAACTACCTTTAAAGTTTTTTTCTTCACAAGGATATTGTTCACAAATCGGAAATACGTTAGTTACCCATACACCAGACTCTACTGCTTTATATAATGGATCTCTTGAATTAAAAGGTGTCCCACTCCAAATCATCATTTTTTGTTTTGGATGTAATGCATACTCTACTGCTTTATAAACAGTATCTTCTACTGTTGAAATAATAGTTGCTGAACGAGCGTCTTCATCAGAAATTAAATCATCTAGTATAGCCATTTGAGGTCTACGACCTTTTTCTTTTGTACCTCGAACACCTGTTTTTGCTCCGTACCCACGAACGACTAAAGAAGTTCCATTTAGATTTTTAAATTCCCATCTAACATCTGTAAAACGAGTATTTGGAATATACTCACGTAAAAAATCTGAATTCTCCCAACGGAATTCTAAATTCTTACGCATATTTTTAACACCATTCTCAATAGAATCGGATACATATAAAATTAAATCTACTGAACCAAATTTAGGTAATTCTTCATACAAAGCTAAATACAAAATTAGATATTCACCCATTAATGTTGTGTTATGTGTGGGTATATAATTGCCTGCTAAAAATGTATGCTCAGGATCATTAACCATTAAACACTGACTTTTTACACTAGGTATTTTTCTTATAGATTTAATAGCTACTTTGTCATAGGATTGTTTTTTTTGTTTTTTTATTTTATTAGGTGTAATAAATAACGGTAGATTAATATTTATTCTAAATTTATATGTATTTTTATTATATTTATTTTTATCGTAATTATCTATTTTTAATGCGCTACCTCCTAATGAGGATACAATTTCACAAATATCTATACTAAGTCTTTTAGAGTCTGTTTTAAATGTAACAACACCATTTCTATGTAATGTACCACCTGATGTAATTATGCCTTGTAGCAAAGCTAGACGTTGTCTAATTGAACCTATCTTATAAGCTGAAGGAATGTTTTTAACAGTTTCTGCAACTAAACCTACTTTGTACGGTTCAATAGGTAAATTTAATTCAGGATATTCAACAGGTTTTGCTAAAGGAACCCAAATTATTGTTTGCCGTCCTTCAGGATATTCTAAAGTTTTTTTACATTTAATAAAAAGATACTCTTTTAATAAATCTTTTGTTGTGATATTTCTACGTGTTATATAGTTAACTATTTTCCCATTTTGTTTTTTAACACGATTTTGCAAAATAACATTAATATGATCTTCACTAACATCTAAAGAACGACCATCTTCTAATGTGATTCTATACATGTCTTTTAAAAAAATTTCACTTGTATTTAGAACAACAGTAGGTTTACCTTGTTCATTAAAAATAACATCATAAGGGCGAATATCTTTTAATCTTTTCCAGCCTTTAGGTGTTGGTATACGTGTATTGATATTTAAGGCTTTAGCTATACCGCGATGACATAAATTAGCTATATGACTGCCACCACTAACTAAAGTGTCCAGCATATAATAATGAATTAGAGGTGATTTGTTTTCTTCTCCAATATCATCATTAGCTAATTTAATAAAATTAATAAATTGCAAAGCAAAATCAGAAGGAATGTAATCTTTTGGAACTGTGTAATTTATTTTATTAAGATAGTCCTCAACTTTAGGGGCTGTTTTTGCATCATTCATTATTTTTAATTTCCTCGTATTCACCGTCTTGAATTACTAATTCTTTTTGTGCTATTTGTTCTGCATTAAATGCACCGCTTTCAATTAGTTTCTTTTGTGTAGAGGCCAATTCCGCTGTAGAAGCTTTTAAAGCCGCTATAGCGCTACTACTGTCTTCTCCTAAGCTAAGCTCAATCTTTTGTGCTTCAGGAGGTCTTAAGTGATTTAAAAGGCTATTAGCTGCTTCCATTTGCACTTTTTCACTTTTAGCTGTATTCATAAGATTTACTTGTTTATTAATTGCTTTTTGAAATACATCCTGATTAAGCACCCAGGCAGGTGTTATTGTTTGTTCATAAATTAAATTAACTAATTTAGATTTATTATAAGCACTAACATAACTAGCTATATAACGACCATCTAGCTTTTTATTAGTCCATTCTTTTATTTTTTCAGGAAATGTTAATGAGTATGCATCAATACTCGATTTTTCTCTGAGTTTATGGCTGACATAACAAACAGCATCAATATAATTAGTTAATCTAAATTTTCCTTGTTGCATGACATGTGTATAACTTAAGAGATTTTCTCTGTAAATTGCATACATATCTGGATCAGATAATTTTTCATTAATACTTTTAATTAATTCAGGATCAACTCGTCTTTGTAAACCTTTGGGTAATGCTTTTTTAAAATCATCAACTGTTAGTGGGTCCATAGATATTATCTCAAATAAATTTTGTGCATAGTAACATGCTATTTTTATACAGGCACTCCGTGCCTTTTTTTGGATTTATTTAGGAATTAATAATGACAGCTTTAAACAGGGTTATACCTATTGATGAAAATTTACATTTTAGTGCAGGTAAAATAGTGGGATTTAAAAGAATAGATAATGAAACAACTGCATTACAAATTGAATGTCCTACTAAAAAAAAATCAGATAATACTATTATTTTAAATGTTCCAGATTCTTGGATAAATAAATACACTTATACATCTAACTTAACTAAATTAGTAGGAGGGTATTATATTGAAGTTCAAAGTAGCATATTTAAACATAGTTATTGGTTAAATAAAAAAGACTTTAAATCTAAATTTCATTCTATATCCCTATAAATAGCATACCTCTTTCTTGAGGCTAAAGCCTCATCAAGAGGTATGTTTTAATGAGTATTTTATGAATACAGAAAATGAGATATCTATAAAAGAATTATATAAATGTCTTTATTTATATAAAGATAATTTTAAAATTACTAATTCAGGTTATGAAGTTCTATTAGATAATAAAATTAATACTAAATTAATTATAGATCTAAATAAAAATACAATTACTGTAGATACAATTCTTAGTAAAGACGTTCCTCATTATTTTAAAAGTGAAAAACTTTTCACAACTTACAAAATAATTGCTTCTGAAAAAGATTTAGCTAATTTTAAATATGAAATAAGTAAACATATTTTAAAAAAAATGGTTACTTAATTATGGTTAATAAAACTAAGAATCCATCAATGCTCGGCCGTAAACATGCTGAATCAGTTCCTATAGATAATATTTTCCATCTATTAACATTACATAAAGAAGTTTCTTTACTTTTTGATGGCTATGAAATAAAAATAAAAAATGAGTTTTATATTAATAGAATGACTATTAATAAAGAAATAACTTATGTTTATTTATATAGAAATACTCAACTTTTCCAAATTCGTAAGATTTTATCTTCATTTGAGGAAATAAAAGATTTAGTTAAACTTTTAAACGAATTAGTTTTAAAAAGAATGGTTAATTCATAAAAACATATGATATATAAAATAATTCAATTTATAAGGAAACTGTTTAATTTAATATTTTATAAACATAATAAAACTATTTCTTATAAAGAACTTGAAAAGAAATTAGAAAATTTATTAGCTTTTTCATCTCCAATAATAACTATAAATAAATCTGAAAAAGTTTATACATAGCATATGATTCTAATAGTTGTTTATATTGTATTTCTTCAAATAAAAAAGATAAACAATCACTTTTAAATTATATAAATAGATTAAGAATTTCAATTTTAATAACATGAAAATTAAAGCTCTTAAAGAACTTATAAAAGAATTTGAACCAAAAATTATTAAAATAGATAAAGACTCAATTACTATAAGTAGTTTAGATAAAATTTCTAAAATTCTAATTATTTATATAAATAGTAAAATTTTTTCTTACTACTCAATTAATAGTATATATCAACAACAAATAATAATTGCATCTAATAAAGAATTACAAGAATGGGTAATTGAACTTAAAAAAGAATTTCTTAAACAAATGCTTGTACAATGAAATTAACAGAAAAAGAAATTTTAGCCAAAATAAAAACTTATTTTATTATAAAATCATATAGAAATGCTTACTATATTCGGATTGAATTAAATAATAAATTTGAACTATTTATTAATCCAAGAAACCATACCGTTGAAAGTTTTTTTCAACGTTGTATATTTCATTCAATTTTTAGTTTCCATGATGATTTATCTTGGAAAAAACTTAAAAAAACAATTAATGAATATAGATTAAAAAAACTACTTACTTAAATTTCAGGTATAGGGCAGCAGTAATAATAGTGAAGATCATGACTCTTTACTATTATGTTTTTTTACTGTCCTTTCTTAAGGGGCATCTACCCTACCTGAGTAGGTGTCCCTGAGATAAATTTTATGACTGAACATTTAAAAGACTATTATAAAGAACAAGCAAAAAAATATCTTAGTATAGAAATTACTGTTACTACTCTTCATCCCTTAAATAAAATTTATATGCAGACTGAATTAGATTTTTATATTTTTTTTTTTTATTTTTTTTATTTAAAAAAGTTTGAGAATTTTGTCATATAGACCTACGGTTGTAGTACTTACAGTTAAATAATAAATATAACCAGATACTCCCCCCCCATTGCTTTATAGCTTATTTAATCTCTTAGGGTACTACCCCATCCCTTGAGCTAACGCTCTATCTATGAGCACTGTCGCTCTATCACATACATAGGTCATGACTATGAATACTCCACACTATACTGCACCTGAGTCTGTATCACTGGCTACACTGTACACTCAAATCAAATCGCTTATATGGCGTCTACTAGATTCTACCGATCGCTCTACTGCAATCGTACATAGATCTGTAGTTCTTGCTGATGTAAGCAATGAAGGCTGGGCTGATGTCCGTATAGCAGAAGCTATAGAGAAGCGTGATGCTGCTCTCCAGAATATAGAAGCTATTGCTGCTAAGCGTAAGCCTGCTTCTCAGAAATAATCTCTACTGAGGTAATCCATAATGTACTGTGGATTGCCTCTTTATTTCCTCTTATTAGTCAGAGATTGTTAAGAGATCACTATTATTAGTTTTATAGTAGGGGAGATGTTAATGGTTTTTTAGAGTAGAGGTACTATTTACTATTTACTACTTACTATTTACTACTTACTACTTACTAGATCCTTTAACCTTTTACTTACTATTACCTTTTACTTTCTATCTTTTACCTTCTACTTTCTACCTTCTACTACTTCTACCTATTACCTTCTTCTCAAGAATCCATCTGGCTCTATTCCCAAGGCCAATCTGGCCCTAGCACTATAATACATTGACCCAATACTGTACCAATTTCCTAATTCAACAAACCAATTTAATCTAATTCTGTACTCAATCCAGTATTCTATCTAACCTAAATCAGGAGTTAATCATGTACTTTCTAGAACTGTGTTTAGTTGTTTTTGCTTTTATTGGATTCTGTGGAATCATCCAGCTTACTTGGTGGTTTATTCAAGAAATACGTAAAAAAGAAGATTTAACAAAACATTAACCCTTAAGCTAACCTCTTGATCCTATTACTTATATTAATAATATTCCAAGTCTGTCAAAGAGAAGTGAGTCACGAAGTGACGAGCTTCTATTGACAGACAGTGAAAAGGAGATAAAATCGAAAACGTGTTTGAGGAGTACGAAGTACGACGAAAACACTATTATTACTATTACTTCTTTTTGTATTCTTTATTTATATATAAATACAGTAAAGTAATAGTAATATCTCTTACTTACATGTTGTGGTGTAAGTTGATTGAAAAGATCGATCGGCAAGGTAGACCGCCTAAATTAAGTAACACATCTGACTTTGTCGGTTGATTTTCATTTCACTTAAAACAAATCATTTAATTCAAATTACCCAAAGTTATTACCCAGGCAATGACGAAGGCGAAGCCGAGAGTCATTGACGGGTAGGTGAAAGAATAATAAACACGATTTATTTCCTACCATTTCCCTTACACGCTCTCTTAAGCTCTCTAACAGCTTTAAACCTCAGATCAGGTCACAAGGCGTTTAATTCTCAAACACGTCACAAGCACTCTTAGGCTCATCCTCAATCTATTAATCTATTATAGGAACTATATATCATGGCTATTAATACTGTAGAAACTACTACTACTAGTAATCAATCTTTTACAAAAGCTGACCGTTTTATAAACATCAGTGTTCCAACAAAAGATGGTTCACAAGTACGATTAGGTTCTCTTGCCCTAAGAGAATCAGATCCAAACCAAGCTAAGTTAATTGAATGGTTGGACAAGAACACGGACAAAAACATCAAAACACTGATGGGTTCAGTTGAAGTGACTTACCGTTCTTCTGAGAAAGTACTTTTCTAACCATCATAAATCCTTTCTGCGTTATTGCTCATTGCTAACGCAATACCTCCGGTATTTCTATCAATTAAAAACTGGAGTGAATTGTTATGGTTAATTTAGTCAGTAATCACGTTGGATTTATGAATGTAGAAGACTCTCAATTAGCAAATGAGTATTCTTATTCAAAGAAACACATTGATACTTATATTCGACAAGAAATAGAAGCTAATGTTGATGTTATGCATAAGCTTGAACAAGGCATAGAATTAATTGAGCAATGGTTACAAGGAAATTATTACGAGAGTAAGAATGCTCGCTTAAAGCAATTAACGCAGTTAGATAAAAAACAACTTGTTATGAGTGTCTTCAAACAAACTGTTTATTGCCAAACTCCTGAGTTATTGACATCTGTTAGTTCACAGTTAGCATCAAGATTGCATATGAATAATAAACGAGAAGCTATTATCACATCAGCTGAAATATTAGCTGTAATATGTAATACCGATGCTTACGATATTACTAAGGAAAGTAAGTATGCTTCTATGATGGTTAAATCACGTATTCCAGTTAGTGAAAAACTGGTTAGATACGTTAAACAATCTTGCTACTTACCACCAATGCTATGTCAACCAAAAACCATTAAAGATAATTATCAAAGTGGGTATTTAACCCATGATGATTCAGTTATTTTACGAAATAATCATCATGATGATCCTATTGCATTGGATGTATTAAATACACAAAACTCAACAGCATTGAGCGTTGATATTGAGTTTGTCCAATCATGTGAAGAAGAACCTACACATGAATTAGACAGTGTTGATAAGGCACGTGCATGGAATCAATTACGAAAAGACTCTATTGAATTCTATGTATTAATTTCTCAACAATCGAGTGTTAATGATTATCAAGTGTTTTTTAATCATAAATACGATAAAAGAGGGAGGTTGTATTGTCAGGGATATCATTTAAGCACACAGGGGACAGCATATAAGAAAGCTATGCTTGAACTTGCTAAGGAGGAATTCATTGAAATCCCAAAAGAGTATTCTAATGAATGATGAAGAAATTAAACGCTTAGAAGATGGTTTTTTTAGAACTGATGTGCGTATTGCAGAAGCTGCTTTAGCTAATTATATAAAAGGTTACAAAGATAGCCATAATAATAATGAAGAATTTACTGATCCTACAGAAGATCCAGTATTAAAAATATTACAAGATGATGCAGAAAAAGCTAAAAAAGCTTACATAGAATGGCGTTTAAAAAATCTATTAATTAATAAATAGAAGTCAATTTAATATGTCAATATGGAAAATCGATTTACCTCAATTTGAATTAATACTTTTAAAAACAGAATTAAAAGTATATAAAAAAAGATTAGAGGAATATAACCAAAAAAATCCTATACCAGATTTAAATCACATAGGACCAATTGAAGATGCAATAGAAGCATTAACTAAGAAAATTAATGAACATCGTTTAAAGAATTTATTAATTAATGAGGACTAATTCATGAGAGTAACCAGACTTAATTTAATTTATATAGCCGAAATTAATTTGGCACTCACTCAAGATAAATTACAGGAGATAT